TAGCCACCATGGCTGATACCACCGTCCCTACCGCATTGCGGGTCAAACAGTGGGACGATAACTATTTCACGGAGTATATCCGTGGGAACCGGCTCGCCCGCTACATGGGCACGGACGAGAATTCCATCGTCCAGGTCAAGGAGAAACTCTCCAAGTCCGCAGGCGACACCATCTATTTCGAGCTCGTGAATCGTCTTCAGGGCGCGGGCAAGAAGAACAATCAGACACTGCAGGGCTTCGAGGAGGACCTGAGCCAGCGCTCCTGGCCGCTCGCCGTCAATCTCTATCGCCATGGTGTCGTGGTACCGGAGTTTGAGGAGCAGGTTACTGCAATCAGCTTGCGCGAGGCCGCCAAGGCGGTGCTGCAGAGCTGGTCGATGGAGCAGACCCGCGACCGCTTCATCAGTGCACTGGGTCAGAAAGATGCGGTTCTCGCAGGCGCCGGCCAAGGTCCGAACGGCACCGGCAGCACGTCTACGTTTCAGGTGGCCAACGCAACCGCGCTGAATACTTGGACGACCAACAACCGTGACCGCGCGCTCTATGGAATTCTGGTCGCCAATGGTGTTTCGAACGTGTTTGCCACCGCTTTGGCGACCGTGGACAGCACGAATGACAAGCTGTCTTCCTCCATGGTCTCACTCGCCAAACGTCTGGCGAAGGCTGCCACTCCCAAGATCCGTCCCATCAAGGTCAACGGGGATGAGGAATGGTATGTCATGTTCGCCCCATCAACCTGTTTCCGCGATCTCAAGCTCGACACGAATATCATTCAGTCGCGGCAGTACGCCTTGGATCGGGGTACCGATAACCCGCTCTTTACCGATGGCGACATCGTGTGGGACGGCGTGATCGTACGCGAGATCCCGGAGCTGGCGCAGAACACCTGGCTCGCTCAGGGTGCTTCATCGATTGATGTCGGCGAATGTTACCTGTGCGGTGCGCAGGCACTGGGATATGCGCTGGCTCAGCGCTGGAATACACGCACACAGGAGATGGACTACCAGACCAAGCGCGGTGTAGCAATCCAGCAGATCTACGACGTCGGCAAGATCCAGTTCGGAACCGGAGCGACGGACACCACCACGCCGAAGGACAACGGCATTCTGACTATCTTCGCCTCAGCAGTCGCTGACGGTTAATAACCACCACTACGGAGTAATTTCAAAGTGACAGCAGCAACAGTAGCGGTGGCGAACAGCGCCGCGCATTTGGTGCCGAAGCCTTATGAGGCCGGCAGCGTCTCTTATACCTTCAGCGCCACGATCGCAACGACATCCCTCGATGACGTGGGTGATATCGTGGAACTGGGGTATATCCCCGAGAACGTCACGGTTATCGGGTTCATTGTCAGTACCGCATCGCTTGCGGCCTCTGCGTTGGTTTACAAGATCCAACTCGTGGGCGCATCAACGGTGGATGCGATTACTGGTGTCACAACCGGGTCGGGCGCGGGCTCGGCGTTCTGGGGTATTTCCCCGGCACCTATCAGCACGACGGTGCGCACCAAGGTGCAGATCAATATCACAACGGTTGCCACAACTCCGGCGGCGGGATTGTTCAACCTGACCGTGATGTGCACCAACCAGTGAAGGTTGAGCTCATAGGCGATGAGCCGTGGTCCGGGGTTTTCCCGGGCTACGGCGCCATCGCGGCCACGAAAGGGTGGAGCAAGGATGTTCCACCGCTGGTTGCCAAGGGACTGATTAATTCCGGGAGGTTCCGTGAGTGTCAACCTGTTTCAATTCAAGGAGCGGGTAGCCCGGAAGCTGGGGGTGCTGCCCGTGGGCAACTCACTCTCGGCGGAAGACGCGGTGTTGATCGGGGAGAAGTGCGACGCGATCCAAAAGCAACTCCAGGATCTGGACATCGCGGTCATTGACTTTGCCGACGGCATAGATGACGTGATGGTGGATTCCATTATCGCCATGGTCGCGGCGTTACTGGTCGATGACTTCATGTTAGCCGAGCCCAAGCGCTCCAAAATCGCCACCGAAGGCATCCTGGGGTTGCCCACCACGAGCATGGCAGAGCGGCAGCTGCGGAAGATCCTCTCGCCCACGGTCGTCTCACGGCCTGTTAAGGCCGAGTATTTCTGATGCCGGCCGTCCCCTTTGGAACGCAGAGCTACCAGCACTCGTCACTGCCGCTCAGCGCACAGCGTATGGTGAATTCGTACCTCGAGCCGGCACCGCCCGCCGCTAAAACGGCTGCTGCGGTGGTCGCCTGTTTCGGGATTAAGGACTTCCTGAGCTTCGGCACTGGCCCCATGAGAGGGGCAGAGATCGTCAACAATCTCGGCTACGTCGTCTCGGGAACTCAACTCTACAGCGTGACGGCGGGAGGACTGGTTACTCCTTTGGGTTCAATCCCCGGCGCGGGACCGGTCTTCATCGACGGGGATGGCTCGCACGTCATGGTGACGGTGAACGGCCCTTCCTATCTGTGGGATGGGGCAGTCACCGCACAAATCACGGATCCTGACTTTCCCGGATATGAGTGGGTCGCGTTCCTCGACGGCTATATGGTCGGAGGTCCGGGGGATGGGCGGGTATACGTCAATCACACGGCCTTTGATCCTTCCGGGTGGGATGCGCTGGATTTTGCTTCCGCCGAAGCCGCACCCGATGACGTGGTGGTCGGCATTGTTGATCACCGGGAACTGTTTCTCTTTGGTCGTCAGACAACGGGAGTTTGGTACAACTCAGGTGATCCCGCCTTCCCGTTGAGCCGCACGTCCTCGGGCTTTATGGAGATCGGGACTACGTCCAAGTATGGACCGGCGAAGATCGACAATTCCATCTTCTTCCCCGCTACCGACGGTACGGTCAGACGGGTCAATGGCTATACCCCGGTACGGATCTCGCAGACCGCCATGGAGCAGGCCATTGCGAAGTACGCCGCCCAGGAATGCGTTGGGAGTACGTGGATTGAGAATGGCCATTCCATGTATGGGCTGACCTACAACGAGGCCACGTGGGTTTACGATGTGTCAACCCAGCTTTGGCATGAGCGGCAGTCCTACGGATATTCGAACTGGCGCGCGGCCTTCGTGCTCCGGGGGAACAACACGACCTACGTGGGCGATCGTACCTCGAACAAACTCGGGATTCTGGACGCCGGCACGTTCACTGAGTGGGGCGATACCCTGGTGTCTCAGGTTGCCGCCCCCGCGATTGCACAGGACAACCTGCTCATCCCGCATGCATCCCTCGAGCTCGTCTTCGAACAGGGCGTGGGAACTACGGGGCAGGGCGAAGATCCCCGAGTCATGCTGGATTGGTCGGATGACGGTGGACGTACATGGTCGAATGAGATCTGGCGTCAGTTGGGTAAGGCCGGAGACTTTCGCCGTGCTGCTTTGTTTAACCGGCTGGGGCAGTCTCGAGATCGTGTATATCGGTATAAGGTTTCAGATCCCGTCCGGCGCACTTTAATACAAGCGATCCTGAAGAATGCCGCTTAAGCCGCCGGGGTTTCCACCGGTCAACCAAGCTGACTGGGATCGATGGACGAGGTCAACCGCAGTAGTTCCCGATGACAACTCCGTCACCATCACGAAGTTGGCGGACAAGGTTGTCACTAACCCAAAGTTGCGCGACAGTATTCCCACTAGCGTCATTGGGCGTGTTACTAATACGCCAGGAACGCCCGCGGATATCGGCGCGACGACGGATGATACGTTCTTCGTACGCCGCGCGGGTGCGTTGGGATTTGGAGCGCTGGCGGACACGGATATTCCGTCAACCATCGCGCGCGATTCTGAAGTCGCCACAGCCATTACTGCAGCCCTTGCCGCCGCATTCGCAACGGGCACGTACACGCCGACGCTCACGAACGTGACCAATCTGGATACTTCGGGAGCCAATCTCTGCGCCTACACGAGAATTGGAAGCGTGGTGACGGTGTCAGGCCGGGTGGATCTGGACCCCACGGCCGCAGGCGCGGTGGAATTGGGTATCTCGCTCCCCATCGCGTCGAACTTCACGGACAACAAGCAGTGCTCGGGCATCGCCTTTTGCAACACCGTGGCTGGTCAGGGAGCGGCGATACTGAGTGATCTCACGAATGATCGCGCGAGCCTGCAATTCATTGCGGTGGACACGAGTAACCGGGTCATGATGTTTGTCTTTCAGTATCAGGTCGTATGAACGAAGCAACAGCGCAAGCGATTCTCGAAGAACTCAAGAAATTGAATGCCGGTGTCGCTCAGATGCTGTGCTACCAGAGGATGATGGCCGATGCCAAACGACGTCCCTATCCCCCAGTGGGACCAGCTGCCGGAGTTGACGTTCCTGGAGAAAACAGCCTACATCGCCTACCAGCTCAAAGTGATGGCTGACGGCACCGAAGCGCCGGTGAGTCATATTTTCGAACCCGGCCTGTATATCCGGGAAATCAAGATTCCAGCAGGCATCGTCATGGTTGGACGTCCCCACATTTTTGGCCATCGGTGCGAATTAGTCAGTGGCAGCTTGTTACACGTGAGTGAAGAAGGTCGGCGCGTGATTGAGGCACCGTTTGAGATGCATACCGTGCCGAACTATCAACTCATCGTCTACACACTCACTCCCATTGTGGGACGGACCTATCACCCCAATGAGGATGAAGAACGCGATGTTGAAGTGTTGGAAAACAAGTGGTTTTTGCCTCCTGATCCCATTTTGCAGTTGGGCGCAATGGTGCATGCGCGCTTGACGGAGGATTCCCCGTGACAGCCGCTATCTCAGCGGGCGCCGCGATCGCCATTGGCGCTACAGCGGCTGTGGGCGCAGGCGCGAGCATTTATGCGGCCAACAAGGCGGCGGGCGCTCAACGTGACGCATCCCGCGCGGCAATCAATCAGCAGAATTCCGAATATGAGCAAAGTCGCTCGGATCTGGCCCCCTGGCGCACCACGGGTGGGAGTGCACTTGATCAGATTGCCAAACTCTATGGCCTCGACACGGTGGATGCCAATGGCAATGTCGTGAAGGGTTCTGGAAAGGCTGATTTTTCCAGTTTTTCGACCTCGCCGGACTTCCAGTTCAACTTGGGCCAAGGGCAGGACGCGATCAATCGGTCTGCCGCTGCTCGCGGCGGATTGCTCTCCGGGGCGGCCGTAAAGGCAGGGGAGACCTATGCCACTGGATTGGCCAATCAGAATTTCGGCGATTATGTCAGCCGGCTCTCGGGCGTTGCCGGAGCGGGACAGTCAGCGACCAATTCCACGACGGCTGCCGGAATGAACATGGCCAACAACAACAGCAATGCGTTGCTCTCCGCCGGTAATGCGCGCGCCTCTGCATATAATCAGATTGGCCAGACTATTGGAAACACGGCTAACGGACTGGCGAGTAACTGGCTGTTGTACAAGTATCTGAACCCTGGAGTTCCCAACCAGGCACCGCTGGGGGGGGGTTAGTATGGCCTACGAACCCATTAATCTCGGGGATATCCTGCAGCAAGTTGGAGCGATCAAGGGATTGCAACAGCGTCAGCAATACGGAGCGTTGCAACTAAAGCAGGCCCAGGATCAGGAAGCGCAGAGTTCGGCGCTGGATCAGGTCCTGAAAAACAATCCCAATGCGGCTTCCGCTGATCTGATCAAAGCGGGCGGCGCTTCCGCGATTCCGATCGCCGCTCAGCAACAGCAATTGGTTGCCAAGGCGGACGAACAGACCTACCGCCAAATGTATGCCTCAGCCAGCGAAGCCATGGTAGCCAAAGATCCCATCGCCTTCATCAAAGCGAAGCATCCTGAGTTTATTCAGCAGTACGACGCGCAATCCGGTGCCCCGGGAACATTCGACAAACTGACGCCTGATCAAGTGCGGCAAATGGCTGCGGGCATTCGCGATCACGCGCAGCAATTGTTGGTCGATCCCAAGACGGTCTTTCAGGTCCAGCATGAGGATCAGCGCGCCGCCAATACGCAGGCGGGCGAGGTTGCCCGACAGAGGACGAATATCGCAGCAGAGAATGCCCGTGCTGCAGCAAGTCGGGCCGTCACGATGCGCGGGCAGGATTTGGAGCAAGGCCGCGCCAACAAGCCCCAACTGGTGACGGTCAAGAATCCCGATGGCACCGAGACGCAGAAGTGGGTGACGCCCGGCCAGACCGAAGGTCCCGCCTTGGGGCCGCCTTCTCAGAAGCCCATGGGCGAGGCTGACAAAAAAAACGCGGTGCTGTTCGATAGCATGATGAATGCCGAGAAGCAGATCCAGAGTATGACCGCAGGTGGTAAGGGCACAGACACGAGCAGCAAATGGAACGCTTTTCTCGGTGGCGTACCGGGCAATGTCGCAAAAGTCGCTCAAACGGATGAATTCAGGAAATACGAGTCTGCGGGCCTTCGGTGGGCTGCGAACCTGCTCTATCTGAAGTCCGGCGCTACGGCCAACCCGGATGAGATTCGATCCACGTGGAAGCAGTTCTTTCCGCAGCCTGGTGATGGGCCAGATGTGAAGGCACAGAAGGAAGCCGCGCGTGCGCAGGAGATTGAATCGACGCGCAAGTACATGGTGCCGAATGCAGCTCCGCTGCCAGCTAACGCAGGCGCTCCGATGAAGATCGCTTCGGATGCCGACTACGCCAAGGTGCCCTCTGGGGCGCAATACATCGCTCCTGACGGCTCAACGCGGACGAAACGGTAATGGGCTGGCAGGATGATCCTGTCGTCGCTCAGGCGTCTTCTGGGGGTTCATGGAAGGATGACCCTGTCGTGCAACCACAAGCCGTTCCAACGGCTTCTGAAGCGCCCACAGACGTAGGCCGACAGGTCGCGTTGGGCGGGCGCGCCGTGGGCGAAGGAGTGGGCGGTACCCTATTGAGCGCGGTGGATCAGAACCCGGTGAACATCATCTCCAGCGCGCTTACGGGGAAGACCCCTCAGCAGTGGACGATCTCGGCGGTTAACCACTATCTCGGCGCACATTTGCCGCAGATGCCATCCTATAGCGAGTTGCTATCCAAAGCGCTCACTTATCTTGGGGCCCCGACTCCTGAAACCTCGGGCGAGCAACTGGGCTCTGCAGCCATTCGTGGGGCTTCGGGTGCATTGACTTTAGGCGGCCTCGGCGGAGTCGCGACGGTCCCGAATGCCATCCGCGCTGGGGTGAGTGGAGCTACAGGAGCCACCGCATCCGAATACGCGCGCCAGCAGGGTGCCGGGCCGGTGGGACAGTTCGTGGCGGGGCTGGCTGGCGGGTTTGCACCCGCAGCCGTAGAGGAAGCGGCCCGGGGCGGCGCCAATCTGGTCGCGAATATCG